AAGCGGTTGGCGATAACGTCCATCGGGTCAGAGCCCGCGACGGCTGCAACGAGATCCTGAGAACCGAAAACCTTATTTCGGCTAAGTCGGATGCCGTTCTCTTGCACCGTAGTGACGCTCTCGATACCCGCGGTTTGCCCGGGATCGGTGGACGAATAGTTTGCTTCGCCATCTGCGAGATCTTGCCACTTCGGCATCTCGATGTAATGGCCTCCGCCATCGAGGAAAGAGTCGAGCAGCGGGTTACGCTCAACAATACCAGAACGGATAAGTAGAGACTTCTCTACCGTCAGTTCCTGCAAGTAGGGAGAAAAAACTCTCGGATCGATAATGTCCGAGTAGATTGTAGTGGCCATGGGTATGGCTCCTTGTACTGTGGGCCGAAGCCCTGATTTGTTAGGGGCGTGGTCGCGCCCTAGGTATCATACCCGGGGCAAAGAAACTAACAAAGCACTCGCTTTGCTGGTTTCTAAGTTTTAGTCGGGAAGGCCATACTTTGAAGGCCGGTCCCCCGCAGAGAGGATGAGAGCGCGAGCCCGCTTGGGGTCGTCGCCTATCAACTTCTGCGCCTTGGTCATGTTTCGCGTTTCAGCCTTCCACGGGTTGTCCCCGCCGATATCCGATCCGCTTCCGTTCTGCGCTCCGCCGCTCTTGTTGCCCTTAAACCAATGGCCCCGGCGACCGCTATCTCTGATATCACCCAGCACCTCTGCAAAAGAGAGTCCTGGTTCAAAACCTATTCCGTCGCGAGAAACGACGTTTCCCTCTTCACTCAAAGTCATGATACGCTCCGCAAACGGGAGAATATCTTCACGGGCAGAGTCCACGATTGGCGGAACCTTTTCGTCCGTCAATGCCAACTCGACCGCGTCTTTGATCTTTCTCTGATTACCTGCGGCTTCGTGGAGACTGATTGCCGTTAGGTGCGCCTCATTAGCGCCCTGTAGGTCATTGATCTTCTGCTCCAGTTTACGCGTCTGTCGTTCGGCGAGCTTCAATGCACGCTCCTCGATTGCCTCTTCGCTGTTTTCACCGGCTTTGCTGAGCTGGTATTCCAGATCCTCGGCCTTGTCCCGCAGGTCCTGCACTTCATCAGCAGTAATGCTGCCAAGTCCGGTCAACTTGGCCTTAGTGTCCTTGTGCGCCAGTCTCTCCTTTTCGAGAGAGCCTTTGAGCCGGGACACGTCGCCAGACTGGTCCGTAGGGGTGCCGCTCACCTGAAGCGTGAACGATCCGTCGTCCGTTTCCTTGTAGAACTCGTGAAGCGATTCGTCCACCGAGTCGAGAGATGCAATAGAAAATTCAAGCATGTCAGCCTTCCGTACTCATGTACTTTGGGTTTGCGAGCAGCATTGCTCGCTATTCGTCGATTTCCTCATCGACTTCTTCGTCCGGCTCTTCGTCGATCTCTTCGACGATGGGGGTTGCCGGGGAGAGTAACTCAGGGATGCCTTGGTCCTTTTCGACCTGCAACTGCACGATCTCATCTTCGAAGGTTAGGTCAGTGTAGTCCTGATCTCGCAACTTCGTGTGGATTGTGCGTGCGCTGAGAGGCAGTCCCTGAATTTTCGCCTGCATTAGGTTAAGCGCCTGCTGCGCGTTGAAAGAGTCTTCCGAGAAATCGAGGTTAGGTGTAACCCTTACTTCTTCGGGGTTAGCGCCGATCCAAACGGCCATCTGTCGCAGAGCCTGTGTAAGTCCGGCAGCCGCTGTAATCGCAACACTCGTAAGCGTGGTCGTCTTAGCAGCTACGCGAACCTTGAGAGCCTCACCAGACTCTGCTTGCGCCGCCGTGTTCTCCAGCAAACGGGAACCCTCGGACGCGGCGAGTTTGTAGTCGTTCTGTAAAATGAGTCTCTGTTCGGTCAGTCCTTCGCCGCTAACTCCGATGTATTTTGCATCGCCGTCTGCGCCAAGCTTTATGACTGCCGTGGATCCGACTCGGACAGGTTGTTGATCGTCATCCGATTCAGTGTCATCCCCTACGCCGATTAACACAAGAGTGTCTTGACCAACGTTGTGTAAGGTCTGCCGAAGATCGGCTTCTCCTCGATATATCGCGAGAGCCGAGTCCGAAATCCCCAGAAGCGGAATGGGTCCCGGCGTGGCTACCAGATCTTGAGATCCAATGATTGTAAAGGGTACAAAATCGATAGACCTGCCCTGGTACTGAGGAGAGAATGGCTCCGTCGCCGGTCGCATGTCCTCTTCAGTAAAAGTTTGATAGACACCATCGAGCAGCTCGAAGGAACGATACCTGTTGATCGCTGTCCATTCGTAATCTGCATTCACGCCTCGCCGAAAGGTTTCTTCCGCCGTTACTACGAAGCTGTAGGGGTTTAATCGCCCGCGAGCAGGCAAAGTGTCATCCCAGTTAATGATAGACCGAGCGCCGTAGGACACGAAATAAGGAAGGCCTTCGCCGTCCGGTACGTCGATAGCAAGACCAAAGCGGCCATACAGCAAGACCTGTTCAATAATTCTACGGTGCAGAGTCTCAAGGTTTTCACCCTCAAGAGTAGCTGACACCAGAAGCTCCTGCATCGCGCTAGGTAGCTCGTAGCTGGAGGAGTCCTTCGAGGCGAGGCCCGTCAAGGTCCTTGCTGCGTTTGCAACTAAGTCCGGGAAAATGGCACGGTCTATGTATGCTTGATACGCGGTGTTGCCTGGGTCGGTACCTCTTAATGCGCCATCAAGAACCATTGATCGCGTAGGCGCAAGATACAGGTCCTCTTTGCTTTTGACCGAACGCGAACCCGCGTACGTGTCGCGCATCTGGTCATAGTCCGGCTTCATCCCATCATATTGAGGATGTGTTTTGTCCAGAAGGCCCATATGCTATTTCTCCATTCTGAACATAGTATGGCATATTGTGTGGATTAGGTAACCCCTACGATATTCCATCAGCTACTCCGAAAGCCGCAGGTTTTCGTATTGGGGCTAGAGCAATGATAAGTGCTTCCGCCCGGTCGGGGGACTTGATGCCTCGTCGTGCTAGTTCGTCTTTGCTCTCAATGGCGATCTTGCCAGTCTCCAGCATCTTGTATCCGGGGAGAGTTAGCTGCTCTAAGAATTCTTTGTCGTTAGGCGGCAACAGCATCAACTCATCCAGGCGGTACTGACACCCGGTTTCTGAGTCGTTGACCCAGCACCAGTGGTCGTAGGTCTTGCGAAGCCGGTCCCGTAGGATCCACCAGACCTCTGCTTTTAGGTTTCTGAATTTGTGCTTGGCCATCCGGCCATCCGGCCATACGTTCCCAGTAGCGGTGTTGCCTACGTTGATACCGGTGGAAACCGTTGGTAGGCGCTTCAGAGTCGAGGCTACACCTCGCCCGACGCCTACTGAGTCATACTTCAGTCGAGACACCGCGTCTTGACGAGCGAAGTTGGAAAGCTTGGTAGCCGTTCGGGTCGTGTCTCCATCGACCCAAGAGATTAGATCACCGACGATAGGACCCCACATAGCTACGTAGGTGTTCTCTGCTACGCCGCCTCCGATATCGGCACCGGCCACTGGGATGTAGCCTTTCTTTTCTGGGAACTCGCCGCGATCTTGCAGCCACTGCCCAAGGGCAACCGATGCATCCACCCATTCTCGTCGAATAACAGATTCATCACCTGAGGTGTCGAAGTCGAGATCTAGCTCTTGCGCAATGACTTTCGGATCTTGCAAGCGCTTTCGTTCTCGGTCATACCACTCGCGATCCTTGCGAGGGTCTTGCGTCCAGTGGAATGCGAAAGCCTGTACAGACTCATTATTGAACCACTTCTCTGCAAAGGGGTTCGCGGGTCCATTTGGTGTGGAAATATCAATGCGCATCTTGCAGTTCTGTGAAAGAGCTGCATCAATCTTGTCTGGACGCTCAAGGAAGGCCGCCTCATCCACAAGGTACGCAGTCGATCGACCACCACGGCCGATATTGTCGCCGCCTTCACCCGATATTGCCGCCCGAGTAACTGGGTTGACGATATTTAGGCGACGAGCGTGCTCCCGCTCCTTGTACCCATAAGGCAGTAACTCCTTAGGCAGGAACCGCAAATAGATGCGCACTTTTTCTAGAAGGGAGTCTGTGTCGCCAATCTTATCGACGAGGTCTTCCTTACGTGAACCGACTGAGCCCTTAAAACCGGCATCGAACAACCACTTGTATGTCATCCAAGCCAGAGTTACGATCGAGACGCCCATGTCACGAGACTTACCCACGATTATGTCTTGCCCATTAGGGCTTGCATATGCGGCTTCGAGCATCTCGATGTACTCGACCTGCCTTGGAAACAGGATTAAAGGAACAGTAGAGGGTAGCCCACGCGCCGAGAGTCTTGGGTCATAGGTGACGAGCCAATCCTCAATAAACGCACAGGCATGGCCGTCCGCGTAATAGCGTTTGACCAGAGACCACGTCTTCTCTTCGCGGACCTGAGTCAGAAACTCAGATCGCCGCTTAAAGACATCCGTGTAGTCCATTGCCTGGTAGTCTACTCGGTATGGAGACTGGTACTCACAGACCGGTATATACGGGGCACTAGGGTCAAAGCCATTACTGCGGAGGGCCATTCCCTACCTACGCAGCCGGGGCAGTAATCGTACTGTCAGCCGTAACGAAGTTGGCCGGGGCTGACAGAGTGTGGCCCCAGATATCGCCAGCCGGGCGAACAATGATTGTATCCGTGTTCGTCCAAACGTTAGCAGGACTGATCGTCAACGTGCCCTTGCCATCAACGAACGTGACGTGGCTGCCCGCATTGTCGATGGTGGCCGTTCCCGAATCCGTTGTCGCGACAACAAGCTCATAGTCTACGAGGCCCTGAAACCATTCGCACTGGAGGTCGTTCAAGCCGTTCGTAACGGTCACGGTCACGTCGATATTCGTACCGGCGTTGAGCGCGGCCAACGTAGGCTGGGCATATGCCACGGTGAAGAACAGCAGACAGTCATTGGTGTTGTGGTCCGTTGTGGCTGTTGGGTTAGCGAAAGGGAATACCTCTCGCAGTTGGTTAAGGGCTCGCGAGTCTTTGTCGTGAGCGAATTCGCTGGTACTCTTAGGCATCGTCGGCACCCTCCTCAGGTGCGGGGCATACTTCGCCCTCGGCCCAGCCCCAACTCACCGTACGGGCGAAGGTGCAGGCCGCATCGAGCGGGCTGATATCAACACCGAACCCAACCGAATCCGGTTGAGCACTGAGATCCACGCGGATCCCGTCGGCAAGGTTGGCACTCGTGGCACAACCCATAAAACTTAGGGCCGCAACAATCGCGGCAATTCGTACATTCATCATATTTGTCCTGCTTTCGTTGCGGGGTAGGGCGGCGGCTATTTGCCGCCGCCTCTTACTAGGTCCATGTAGTTCTCGGACTCACGGCGCTCTTCTGGATTCTTAGATACTGACGGAGAGCTGAACAAAGCTGCGTCCACCTTTGTTTCTGCTTTCGCCAGTTTCGGGGTGAATCGGTCGAGCAAAGAAGCGATTGCCTTGTCGTCTCCTGAAGCGGCGCGTACACTTAGGACATAGGCAATCAGATCCGCCACGGTATCACACCGGGGGACGTTTACGGGTTCCAGCATAAGGCTTCTGGCAGCAGCCTCAATGTGCTCTTCGCGCGGTACATCATGCACCACATCGGAAAGGGCGATTGAGAATATGCCGTCAGTGTCAAGCTCTAGCTGTTCGTAAGGCTTCTGCTTAGGTTCACGAACTTTCGCCACGGGCCTGCTCCTCGCGCCGCTGGTTCTCACGTTCATAACGTTTAGCCTTAGCGTACGCAGTGTTTCCTGACCGTGTCGATTTGTCCTGGGGTAGATTTAAGCGATACCGGCGGTGGTACTCTTGATAGCTCTGAACCTCTTCAACGGTCATTCGCTTGAAGGTCGGACTGGAGCCTTTGGGTTTCGGCATCTAATACCCTTTCGTGAGCAACACAGCAGCGGCTTCCGGCAAAAACCCGATCAAGGTCTAGTCGGCAGTCGCACACTGCGCATCGGTCGAGATCATCCATGATTACTCATAGTATGGCATATTGTGTGAATTGGTTTACCCGCGGGGACCTAGAATGAGTTCCTCTTTGTTTTCCAGGGGTTAGCCGACCCGTGCCAAAGCCTAAAAAGCCTGAACGGGCTCTGCATGTCTTCTCTTCCTAAGTCTCCATACCTTTTAGCTTTGGCTAGGGTGCTGTAACTACTTGATCTGCAAAGAGAAGTCATTCTAGGTTGCTGATTCCGCAGTGTGTGCCATACTGACTGCATGACAACTGCATACCGGGGGCAGAAAAGTCGCCCGCCCCTAAAATCAGGCGACGAGTACGATGTTTTCTCTCAGTGGAGACGGTTTTTCCGCTGGAAACCCGGACGGATCAGGGAGATCAAACGCCGGTATGGAAAACGAGCGCGGCGAGAAGGCCGCAAAGACGTACGAGAAAGGGATCGCGAATGAGCAACTTCATGTGGCACACTTGTGTAGACATCTACAACGAGGACGACTGGTTGGATTGCATCGAAGTCGATTTTCGGATGAGCCGTGCTGAGATCGCGGGCTACATCGAGTCCACGTTCGAGCCAAATGACGAGGAGATCTTGTCCTATAATGTCGTCCAAGTGTTTGAATACGTCTGCCCTCTCACTGGAGCTGCGGAGGTGGGCGGAGATGAGGATATTGTGCCCTGGAGCGCGGTTTACGCGCAGCTCGAAGCGGGCGGGTTCGTCTGGTCCGACGAGGATGATGCTTGGGTTTACGCTCCAGGGGAATAATAAATTTTTTGATACCCCCATCTGTATTGCATCAGAAATTTTGAATACACCCTGTGACGAGGTGAGTCCGAGGTAAGTAGTAAGTAATAGGAGGTATGGGGG